GCCGAAATTATGCTTGGCAACGATATAGACACTGTTGAGCGCCTGCTTGCCGGCGTTGACGGTTACGACAAACTAAACGCAGAGCGCCAAACTGTTGTAGCCAATATGGCGTTCAACATAGGGCTAACGCGCCTGCAAGGATTCCGCAGAATGTGGGCAGCTATTCGCCGATCAGATTACGACAGCGCAGCCTTTGAGATGCTAGACAGCAAGTACGCAAGGCAAGTAGGTGCCCGCGCCGTTGAGCTGGCTGAAATCATGCGCACGGGCAGCATTAAAGATGGACTCTGATTTGAACGACCGTCGCGGCTGGCACATAGACAAAGGCATTCCGTTAGTGCTTTTGCTGAGCTCGCTCGTGCTCGTTGTGTCGATCTCCCGCGATCAGTCAAAACAAGATGAACGGATTGCGCTTATCGAAAACAGTGTCGTAATGCTGCAACAGACACGCGTGTACGACCAGGCACGAATCGAAAAAAAATTTGATGACCTGAAAATAGACCTGCGCGGCATCAGCAATAAGCTCGATCGGCTAACCGAAGGTCGGCGCAATGATTGACCTGGCCCAGCAAACCGCCATTGCCTGCATGGCCATGTTTGGCGAACCGGTTATATACAACGGATCCGAACAGCGCGCCATCGCATCCACGGAAGTCTTGGAGCTGGCGGGCTACGACCAAGCCGTCGAATACCGCATGACCATCAGCATTCTCGTTACAGACTATCCGCCCATCACCCCGGGCGCCTTAGTAGAGGTGCGAGGGAAAAGCTACCGCGTTGACCAGCAGATGGATACGCAAGACGACCCGACCGTCATGGTCAAGCTGGCACTGCGATGAGCAACAGAGATCGCGGCGAAGCCGCAAGGTTGCTACGCGGTTTAGCTCGCGCCGTGAAAAAAGCCCAAATGCGCGCAATTAACCGCGTTGCAAGCAAAACCCGCACTGCAGCCAGCAAGGCCATCCGCGAAGATGTGCGCTTGCCTGCAAGCTACGTCAACGAGAATTTAAAGGTCAGCCAAAAAGCCTCTATCAACAACCCAGAGGCTGTTATCACAGCACGCAAGCGCCCCACTCGATTAGCCCGCTACGGTGCCAAGCAGTTGGCTCGCGCTGCAAAAAATGCATCTGGCGACCCGTCCCGCGGTATTGGTGCCGGACGCAAGCAGGCGGGTGTATCGGTTGGTGTCAAAAAAGGCAGCGGGCGCCGAAAGAAGCGTGACGCTTTTCTAATGCCACTTAAAAATTCCGGAAAAATGGGCGTATTCGTGCGCATAGGTCGTGGCAAAAAGGACATAAAACACCTCTACGGCCCATCCGTAGATCAAGTGTTTCGAGAGGTGCGCCGTGATTTAAAGCCGGAGATCCCCCGAAACCTTGCCATTGAGTACGAGCGCCAACTGGAAAACGCCATGCGCGAGGAAAGAAACCGATGAGCCGCGGAACCGAACTGACAGACAGGGTGATTCAGGCTCTGACCGCCATCACCCCCGCTAATGGCTTTAAAACCGACGCCGGTTTACGGGTAAAACGTGGCCGAGCAGAGCGACTGCAGCTCAAAGCCACGGACTTGCCCATGATTTCTGTTAGTACGGACACCAGTGCGAATGAGGCGGTAAAGCCTCGCACCGTTAAAAAGCTACGCACTATCGAAATCATTGGAATGGTGGATGCTGGCGAGCGCGATTACGAGCCCGATCTGGATCAGCTGGACGAAGACATCGTGCGGGCCCTTTCTGCGCTAACTGACATCGATGAGCTACCAGGCACGCTATCAATAGAAATCTCCGGCGGGGAATACCGGCACCCCGAAAGCGGATCAATCATCGCCGGCGTGACGCACCTGGTCACCATTGGCTATGTGCTAACAACCAAACCCCAGTCATAAAAGAGGAACATCACCATGGCTCTTCAGTCAGAAACGCGCGGCTACAAAGGCCGTGGACGCTTTATCCTCCGCCCACTCGGAGGTGGTCGACCATTTGAACTCGGTAACGTAACCGGCTTCAGTGAATCCATTGAAATTGAGCGCAGCGCACGTCAGGACTTCACCACCGCCGCCGGCGGCGAACTGGACGTAAACGAAAACGTATCGACGTTCACGTTTGAAGCCACGTGTAACGACATCACCCCGAAGAACTTGGCGGCAGCCTTCTTGGCCAATTCTGAGCTGCTGGGCGATCAAGCCATTACAGCAGAAACCGTCAGCGCGTGGAGCGGCACCCGCGTGGGCTTTAAATACATTCCAGACCCAGACCAGGAAATCACCGTTGAAACAACCGACGATGTGCCCGTGTCTTTGGTTGAAGGTACTGATTACGACCGCACGCCCCACGGTATCCGCATTAAAGATGCGCCGGAAAACATCACCTTTGCAACAGAAGACGAAGAGCTGGCAATCACCGTTGGTTACAACCGCAACCCGCAGTACCTGATTCAGGCACTCGCAGCTGCTCAGGAAACCTACGAGCTGCGCTGGGAAGGCCTGAACGCAGTAGACGGCGGCAACCCCATGAGCGCCACCTACTTCCGCGTGAAGCTGTCACCCACGTCTGGCTTCCAGCGCCATGGCGGTGATGACTTCGCTGAACTGTCTCTTTCCGGAACCGTTCTTGCGGACGAAACCCGCACCGGTGCAGGCCTGAGCCGCTTCGTTGAAATGGCAATGATCTAAGAAGTTAGAACCGTAAACCCGAAGCGCGGCCGGCGCGAAAACCGGCCACTAATCACCACCCATGAGTGACGCGGGCGCAAAATGGCACTGAGAGATTCCGTTCTTAATATCGTAATCAGAGCCCGTGACGCTACAGGCAACGGCTTAAGGCGGCTGCGTGGCAGCTTAGGCGGCGCAGAAACCCAGGCCAACAATCTGGCCAGTAGCATCAAGCGAGCTGTTGCTGGCATTGCCGCCCTTGCTGCGACCTACCTATCGCTACGCGCGATTACCGGATTTTTCACCAGCGCGGTAAAAGAAAGCGCAGATTTCGAAGAGCAGCTGGCCAGAGTAAAGGCCGTAAGCGGAGCCACTGCTGAGGAAATGGCTCGTCTGAAAGCGGCCGCAACCGAAATGGGTGCTGCAACAACGTTCAACGCCAGCCAGGTCGCGAACGCCATGGAAACCCTCAGCCGTGCAGGCTTGAACACCGAACAAACTCTGCAGGCCCTGCCGGAAGTCCTCGCACTGGCGCGAGGCAACAGCATCGAGCTGGCGGAAGCGGCAGGCCTGGTTACACAATCTATTCAAGGCATGGGCGCCGAATTCGATCAATCGGGCCGGTACGCTGACGTACTGACTCGCGGCGCCCAGCGAGCCAACACAAGCGTGGTCGGCCTAGGGCAAGCCCTGAGCTATGCCGCACCGACTGCACGCGCCTTGGGCCTTGACGTTGAAAAGACTGCCGCCCTCGTCGGCAAGCTGGCGGACTCCGGCATTGATGCCAGCCGGGCCGGTACCGCACTGAACAGCATCTTCAGTCAATTCCAAGATCCGGCCTCAAAGTTTCGCGGCGAACTGGATGCCCTTGGGATCACCACCAATGATTTTAATGCCGCCCTTGAACAGCTAGAGGCCAGCGGAACCAATGGCCAGGCCGCGATCAACGCCGTCGGCATGGAAGCAGGGCCGGCACTTCGCTCGCTGCTGGCACAAGGCACAGACAGCCTGCGCGAACTGGAAGCGGAGCTGCGCAACGCCGGCGGGGCGGCGCAGCAAGCTGCCGACACAATGGACGACACTTTGCCGGGTGCGCTCGAGCGACTAAGCAGCGCATGGCGAACCCTTCAGCGGTCTATAGGCGACAACGTGCTAGGCCCCGCTAAGAAAGCGGTAGACGAACTAGCGGACGGCATCCGGCAATTTGTCGAAGACGGCGGAGCGGAGGAACTGGGCCGGCAATTCGGCGAAGTGTTTACAAAGATTACCGACCAAGCCCGTGAGTTCATGAAGACCTTTGATTTTAAAGGAGCCATGGATAAAGCAGCGATCGCCTTGGAGACTTTCGGAGAAAAAGCGAAAAGCACAGGGCGAGCACTGGAACTGACCGGCACTGTCATCAGCACAGTCTGGAACGGCATTGGCTTCATCGTTGGCGGTGCTATGGCCACGATTGCCAAGGGCCTATCGCTGATCGGTTTCGGCGCCAGCGGAGCCATCCAGATCCTGAACAAGCTGGGCATTGTATCCGACGACTTCGCCGCCAAAGCGAGCATGCATGCCAACGCACTGAACGCCTCCGCCGACGCCATGATGAATTATTCAGTCGGCGCGCTAACCCAGGTAGGCCAGAACCTTGGCGTGGTTGCGGAAGAAACCGAAAAGGCCACCGTGGCCACCAAGGCCCAGACGAAGGCCGCGCAAGACGCTGCCGTCGCCAACAACTTCTGGGCCTGGGCCGCGAAAAACACCGCCGATGCACAGGCAGAGGTTGGCGCCGAAACGGCTAAAACCGCTTTAGAAACTGAAAACCAGAACGAAAAGGTTCGCTCTCTTAAAGCCCGATACGACGAACTAAAAACAAGTGGTACCGCCTCCGTGCAGGAGCTGGGCGAGGCGCTGGTCGCATTGACCCAAGCCCAGGATGCCGCCGTTCAATCATCGTCCAAGCTTGAAGCTGCTTATCGGACCCTGGGCGTGACCAGCCAGGCGGAACTGATACAGGCCGCGGAAACCGCTAAGAAATCGTTTGAGACAATCCAGGAGAGCGGTACAGCCAGCGCACTGGATGTCGAGGCGGCCTTCAAAGCCTACGCAAAGGCTGCACAGGAATCCGGCGACAAGGCAATTATAACCACCGCTGCCCTAGCCGGTGCAGCCGCAGGCGTTGTCGAGGACATGGGCGCCGCTGCCGATAGTGTCGCAAAGGTCGGCAACGAGGCGGAAGTCGCTGCAAGTAAAGTCGCCAGCCTGGCAAGCAGTACCATAGACGCCGCCGAAGCGGCTGGTCAGGCGCGCGACGGTTTTCGCCAAGCCCTGGGTGATGCCTTTGGCGCGGCTCTTACATCTGCCCGTGTTGGCGTAACACAGCTCAGCGTAGCTGCCCGGAACCTTTTTGAAAGAAAAAACGGCAGCAACGCGTTTGTCGAAGACACGATAAACCTGCGCGAACAGCTCGAAAAAACCACCGAACAAGTGACCAAACTTGCAGACTCATCGCGCCGGATTTTGAGCAACAAGCTATCTGGGTGGTTTGTCGAAGTCGCCCTGTCCGCCGCCGAAGTCAGAAAACAATACTACGAACAAGCCGTTGCACTTGAGTCGCTAAACGAACGAATCGTATCCGGACAGATGAGCCTGAGCACTCTTGATGCCGTCGCAGCCCAGGCAAACAACAAATTCAACCTGCTAGACAAGCAAACTTTGGCAGGCCTGCAATCCGCCATAGACGCCGCCCGCAGCAAAATCGAAAGCCTGAACAGCAGCGCAGAATCCACCCTAAACTCCCTAAGCCAGCGCCTTGCCGAGATTCAAGGCGATACGGAAGAAGCCCAACGGCTGCAGTACGAAGCCGAAAAGAAGCGCCTGGTTGAAATGCAAAGACAGGCTCAGCAGGAAGGTGCCGACAATGCCGCCGCTGACTACGGCAAAGCGCTAGACCAGTTGAAACAAATCAACAGCATCGAACAAAGAAACCGCACTGAAGCAGAAAACGCCCGCGAGAAAGAAGCTGCAGACCGTCAACGCGATCAGGAAAGGGCAGAACGCGAACGTCAGTCTTCTGAGCGCCAGCGCAATACAACAACAAATCGCCAGCAAAGCCAGCCGAGCCGCGCCAGCCAGACCATCGTGCTGCAGTCGCCAACAGGCGGCCAAACCGAAATTCAAACCGAAGACCCGCAAGGCCTGCTGCAAATACTGGAGCAAGCCGGACTCAGGAGCGCCCGATGACCCTGGAAATCAGCCTTACCGACGGGGCCACCGTAATCAACCTGCCGCCAGACCTAGAGTGGCGTGATGAGTTTGAATGGACGCCGGTGGAACACAGCACCGACTACAGCAACACCGGCGCCCTGATAGTGCAAGAAGGCGAGCGTCAAGACGGCCGCCCCATCACCCTATTCGGTGGCCGGGGCGTTTGGGTCGAACGGTCAACCGTTGAAGCGCTGTATGCCATGGCCAGTGTGCCAGACCAAGTTATGACGCTGGCACTTTGGGGTCGCACATTTTCCGTGATATTCCGCCGGCCCGCTATCGACGCTGAATCCATTCGCCGCCTGGCTAACCCCGGGGCAACCCATAAGTACGCCATCACCATCAACCTAATGGAGATCACCCAATGACAATAACCAGCGACCAGATCGTACTCGCCGAATCCGAAGTGATGGCCGACACCGACGACGGCGGCGGGCGCATGAGTGGCCGGATCGTTGTCAGCGGCCAAGTCAATAACACCTTTCCCGACATCAGCCGAGTGGACCGAGTGTACGGCCGCGTAAACCTGCGCAAGCTGTACCTCTACATCAACGCCGCCAACCAGGACACACTTCTGGGCGCACACACCATTCTGAGCCAACGGCCAACCGACCCGAACGTCCACGCCCTGCTGTTCACAACAGGCAGCCACACCGACCGGCGCACCGAAGCGCAAGACCGAATCGAGAGCTACGTGGTGGCGAGCACCGAGGCGTCGTTCTGGCTCTGGGGCAAACAACTGGCAGGCCAGAGAGCCGTCCAGGCCCTAGCTTTTCCCAACAACCAGCGCGACCCTGAGCCGGGGCAGATTTTTGTACTGAAAGACCTTGAAGCCGGCGCGGAACAGTACGTGCGCGTTACGGGCGTTGATATTGATGAGCAGGTTTTCACGATCGACCGCGGAAACAGCTTTCACCGGTTCAAAATGAAAACCTACGCGATCGAGCTGGCGCAGCCGTTACGCGAAGACTTCCAGGGAAGCGATCCGCACCCCACCGGCAACCGGATCAGCAGCACCAAAATCCTGAAAACCCAAGTGGCCGACGCGGCAAAATACATGGGGGCCTCTCCCCTGGCAGGCCCCGCGGCCGTCGGCGACCGGACGATTCGTGTCGAAAGCGCCTACTCGCCCCTGGTACCCAGCGCGCAATCAGAAAACGCGATAACCGATCAGGCGGCCGGCGCCGAGGCTGCCATCATCCGGCCTGCCAGCAACAGCACAATCACCCTGAGCAACGTATCCGGAGTGACCACTGACGCCAACGGCGCGGGCATCTACTACACCGGCCGAGCCATTGTGCCCGGCACCCTGCGCATCACCGGCACGAATGGCGAGTACAGCGACAGCGGCGGAAAGCTGGTACACACCGGAGGCAGCAACCGGCTGGATGAAGAAACCAGCGAGGTGGACTACATCAATGGCCAGATCCGCGCGTTCTATTCGGGAGGCAACACAGACTACAGCACCACCCTCACATTCCAGCCCGGCGCCGTGGTCAACCAGCAGACAAAGCAAGCAAGCCTTGAAGTGAGCCAGCAGACGCGCTCCCTAACCTGGGTATTCCAAACCCGGCCAAGGGCCGCAGAGGCCACCCTGACCGTCGAGTTTCGGGCACAAGGAAGCTGGTATCTGCTGCGCGACCTGGGCGCCGGCGAGCTTGAGGGCGACGGCACCGGGACCGTCGACTACGCCAGTGGTACCGTCAATTTCACACTGGCAGCACTGCCGGACACGGACACCGAAATCATCATTGCCTGGGGCGAAAAGCAGGGCACGGTTATTGAAGCCGGCGCCGCTATCCCAGACACCCCCACCATTCGCCTGGAAGTCGGCGAAACCGTAACAGGATAAGGAGCAATACAATGGGAATGGTCGCACCGGCATACACCTACCAAGCGCCAGAGCCGAAGCGCAACCTGGCCCCCAGCAGCGTGGTGGTAAAATGGTTCACCGGAGGATTCGAGTATACCCTGACTGACGATGGAGCAGGCGGGCTGACCGGCGACGGCAGCGGCACCGTCAGCTACGCCAACGGGCTTATATTTATAAGCCCAAGCCCAGCGCCGGCGCCTGGCGATGGCAACTACACCATTGAATACGAAGACTGGCGCGGCACAACCAAAATAAACGACAGCATGACGCTGAATAACAGCAGCGCCACCGTATTCACCCCCTCCCGCGCCATGCGCGAAGGCTCCCTGGAAATAGCCCTGACCGTTAAGCGCATAGCCGGCTATTCTGAATACGAGTCAAAGAGCGGCAAGGCCCCGCGAATTGATTACACCACCGAGGACGTCACCGTAACCGACGACGGCGGCGGAAACCTGCGCCGGCACAAGGGCGGGCCAACCCTGGGCACCGTGAACTACGCCACAGGGGAAGTAAGCCTGGACGCGCGCCAGAGCTACAGCTACAGGGTTTATACAGAAAAGGAAAGCCCAATGAACGGGCGCGCTTACTGGGAAAACAGCACCGAGACAGGCACCGAAACCTACCTCGACGGGAGTCCAGAAGCGACAATCAAGTGGACAGACCCACTGGACGCCGTGGCCGTGCAAAGCACAACCCGGCCCATCCCTGGGCTGACCATAGATCTGACGCCCACAAGCAGCCGCAACATAATCCCGAACAGCGTCCTGTTCGAGATCGCCGGAACGCAATACCGTGACCAGGACGGCGCCATTATTAAAAACTGGTCGCCCGTAACCGACAGCGGTACCGCTGTGGGCAGCATCGACTACAGCACCGGACTGGTGACCCTGGAAGACTACCCAGCCAACACCCCGACAAGCACTCCCGTGAGCCTGATTGCCTGCGTGACCACACTGAACCAGGCACCGGCAAACCAGAGCATCTTCCGCACCGCCGGCTCCCCACTGCGCGAAGGCAGTCTGATCGTGAACGCCACCGACATAGAGGGCAACACGGTCACACTGAACGCTGAAACCAGCGGCAACCTGACCGGCGCCAATATCATCTCTGGATTCGTGGACACCCAAACCGGCATGGTAAAAATACAGTGGACGGACGACCGCAACGGATCCATGCCGCCCATCGTGCCTACCAGCGTGCGATACAGCGCCGTCAGCTACAGCTTCCTGCCGCTGGACGCCGAACTGGTGGGCCTGGACGCAACCCGGCTGCCGAGTGACGGCCGAGTGCCGCAGTTCAACCTGGGCGATGTTGTGGTGGTCAGCAACACCCAGCAGCAGGAAATCATCACTGCCACCCCGGGCCAAGTGATCGCCTTTGCGCGAGTGAACCAGGCCGAAGTCTGGATTGATGGCGCAAACGGTAACCGCCTGGCGGCAAACCAATACACCCTGGACACCGGCGCCGGCACACTGACATTCGCCGACCCGTTGGCCCTGGTGGATGCAGAGGCCGCTGCAGTCACAGAACCGCTGACTGTTTACAACCGCGTCGAGGATATGGGCCTGGCCACCGACGTGCAGATCGGCGGACAAATCAGCCTGAACATTCCGCTGTCCCAGGACTACACGGCAGGCGACACCATCGCCAGCGCCGCCCTGCTGTACGGCGACCTACGCGCCCGGGCACACAATGCTTTTCACCAGAAATCGTGGAGTGGCGCTTGGGCAGATGATCGCGCTGGCGACGACACCACGGCGAAATACAACCTGGTAAGCAGCCCCATCGAGATCACCAACCAGGGGGCGATTAAAGAGCGCTGGGCCATCCGCTTCACCAGCAGCACCAGCTTTGAGGTAATCGGCGAAAGCGTGGGCGTAGTCGCCGCTGGCAACATCGCCACCGATCTGGCGCCCACCAACGAAGCCACCGGCGCGCCTTATTTCACGATCCGCAGCAACGGCTGGAGCAGCGGCTGGGTAAGCGGCAATACCCTGCGTTTCAATACGGACGGCGGACAGGCACCGTTCTGGGTAGCGCGCACGATTGTTGCGGGCCGCGCCACCAAAGAAGAAGACCAATTCGCAACACAGAACCGAGGGGATGCTGACTAATGGCCGCACCTACACCGTCAAATATCGCATTGCTTATGCCGTTCGCAGGTATCAACGGCGACGGACTAACTCAGGATTACTCGGCGACTCCGATATCGGCCTCAAAGTTCGGCGTTCCCCGATTATCAGGTGCGCAGAAACGCGGAAAATACGAGAATTGCGGCGAGTTTTCGACTAACAACTTCGTCATAACTGACAGCATCCCGGCGCTCGACTTCTCCGGCCAATGGGTAGCGGAAGTATTTATATTCCTTCCACATGCAGTTCTGAGCGGAGGTTCCAGCTACCGGCCACTTTTTTCAGCAATGGACAAAAACTCGAACACCGACCGCCTACAGTTTTTTCTCGGTGATTCGATCATTCCTGACTATCCCGACATTGTTTGCTGGTCAGACAGTATCGGCCACCTGCTAGTTAATGCCGCCAAATTTACAGAAGAATACTGCGACAAATGGACCCACATAGCGTTTCAGCGTGACCAGAATGGGTATGTCACACTTTTTCTTGATGGGGCATATATTGCGACTGGAACAAACACAGCAGCGCCATCATTCCGAGACTTCATTACGTTTAACGTCAACAGATCCGGAAACGAAATCATCAGCACTCCTGTAATGTACCTTTCGGATGCCCGGATAACATGCGGCGAAGCCTTCTACCCTAACGCTGGGTTCATACCCGGCAAGGACGGATTTCTCGGTGACATGATCCAAACCCAAGGTCAAGCCTCCAAGGTTTCCGGCATCGTCCAGATCGACGGCACCCCAGCCCAGCGCACCGTGCGCGCCTTCGGATATGACCCGACCACGCACGCCCTGGACGGCAGCACCGTCAACTTGAGCAAAAGCTTGGGCCACGCCACCAGCGATCCGGAAACCGGCGACTACACCATCGACCTGCTGGCGGGATATGGGCAAGAGATATTTGTGGTGGCTTTCGATGACTACGGCGCACCATTTACCCCCGAAGCAAACCTGGCCGCGGGCGCCCGCATACACCCCACCACCCCCAACGGGCATGTCTGGGAAACAACCGGGGCTGGAGCACTGCCAGTCGATGAGCCGACCTGGGTAGTGGACACAGAAACCAGTCAGCTATATGGCACAGCTAGCATGATAGCGCGGCCGTTTTATAGGCCGATGGTTCACGGGCCGATAATGCCCGAAGTAACCACCCCCGACCCAG